CTGTTCTCGCAGTAAGTCTCGTTGCCATCGGCATCATACTCCCGCTTACTCCAGAAGCCATCGCTGTCCTCGAAGTAAGTCTCGTTGCCGTTGGCATCCTGCTCACGCTTATACCAGTAGCCATCACTGCCCTCGCAGTAAGTCAGGTAGCCCTTGGCATCATACTCACGCTTAGTCCAGTAGCCAGTGCTGTCCTCGAAGTAGGTCACGTTACCGTTGGCATTTCTAATCTTGATAGGGAATGTAAATGCAATCCCTAGTTCTTCGTATGTTTCGCTTAGTTTTTCCATAATGTGCATAGTGTGTATATTTTATTTATTTGTAAAAGATATGACGGCCGATAGTGACTGTAACTTTCATGTGCTTTGCCCAATATGGCCGGCAATAATCGGCATGATAGTGATCAGCGCCGCGCGTGTAGTTAGTCGGCGCAGATAATGCGATATTAAGCGCCCTAGCGTATCGCGGATGACGTTGCGCTTTGGCAAGCAGCGCGGCCCGCTTAGCAATATTATTCCAACATGAGAATTGCATGCGTTGATAGCAGACTTGCGCCGGAGTCATTCGGCGCTTAATGGCACGATTCTGAATCACTTCATTGACGGCTTCCATTGCCCCTGGCGAATACTCGCCGCCGGCTTCAAGGATAATAGTCGCAGCAACGATCTCGGCGTCACTGGCAGCGTTTGCGCAACTGATCGCGCACAATAGGATGATTGATAATATTGATTTCATAACAATGCCCAAAGTAGCGCCGTAATTGCCCTTGTCAATACATTATTTTAATAAGAAAGCGCCACCCCTTCGGGAAGCGCCGTAATGTTATCCCTTTCGGGAAGCGCCGTTATGCTATAGCTTAAACTTGTATTTGATCAAATATAACGTGTTGTGCATCAGCAGCTCATAATTTGCCGGCGTTATATACGCTTTATGCATCGCGGTCTGAACGCCAGATGGCATCGGCATTTCGCTTTCATGCTCGCATGTATATTTTACATCTCCACGATTAATCTCAAATAGCATGCCGCCATCATGTAGAATCATTCGCGCCTCGTTTTCAAAGCGGCAATCATCAATCAATATAATAGTCGGCTTCTCGTCGCTTGCTGCGCGCTCAATATGTCGCTGCATCGCCCATAGCCATACATCTTTATTTATATACTTGCGCCCCCATTGCGTGCCAAGTGTCTGCAATAGCCGCCTTGGCGTCACGCCTAAGCCAAAGATTGGCTTATGCTTTAGCTTTTGATTAGTCATTGCTTGAGTATCAACGCCCATTGCCTCGGCCATTGCCCGGATCGGATCGGCAAAGCTTAAAATCTCGACATGAAATTTATCGTCTAATTGCTTTGCAATATCTTGCGCGAATGTAGTTTTGCCGACGCCCTTCGGCCCGACCAGTCCTATTATATGTGTTTTATTCTTCATAGTTTTATACGTGCTGATAATGTCTTGTGATTAGTCCGTGTTGCTTGTGGTATTCAAATCCAGTTGCGCCCTTCATTGATCCGACAAATCCTTTTTCAGCGTGCCATGCATCGGTAGAGCATAGCGCCGGCAAGTATTCGACCAGCAACCCGCGATGCTCTTCCCATCCATTTTTAGTTTCTGATATAACGCGCACCGGTTGATTCTTCTTTTTGTGGTGAATATGGCCCATCTTTAGATGCCTAAATTTAGTCTGCCCCCACTTCTCGGCAAATTCGGCCGCGATGATTTGCGGCCATTGCGCCATCGCAGCACCGTTGCCGTGCGTCCACACCAGCAGATTGTCGCCGTGCGTTATCACCTTGCGGCTAGATGACTGCTCGATCACATTGACGTTTTTACAGTTTGCATAGAACGCCGATAATACGCGAGTAAGCCAGACGCATGAATGCCAGTCGTGATTGCCCTCAATAATAACAACATCGACTTTAGGCGCAACTTGCGCGGCAATCTGCACCACGTCATAACATGCTTTGACGGCATAATCCACGACGCGATGAAAGCGCGAGTCAACATCAAGCGCGTTGCTGCTCTTCTCGGTCTGATTGTTTCGGCTGTCGCTGTGCATAATATCGCCGCCAAATGTGACAACGATGCGCCCCGGCTTATTGAATCGCCCTGCCAATGCTTGCGCAGTGTCAACCATACGTTTTGCAGCGATGTCGCAATCATAATCTGAATCATTAGTTTCTGTTTTTGTTGCATACATACCAATATGAGAATCAAAAACCGATATTTCAGCTAATACGTCTTGATTATCAGACTTGGTCGCACGCTTAACTTTGACAACTGCCTTGCCCTTTACGCGCTGGCATAGTGAATCGACGAATGCCTCCATATCTTCGGCGCCTGGCACAAGTCGCTTCCATTCTTGGATCGGCTTGCCCTTGGCGTCATATTGGACGGTTGTTTTTACCATCTTTAAATGCTCCGGCATGACTGCCGGAGTCAACCACGGCACATGGCCTTTACTTTCGCATACTATCAAAGTTTGGCGCACATATTTTTCATCGACTCCTAGCTTCTTTGCCACGCCACGCTTTGATCCGATCTTCATGTAGCAGTCTAGTACTTCCTGCTGCCTGCTTGTAAGTTTTGTTTTTTTCATATGTATTTTTATTATATTCCAAATCTGACAAGGTTGCCGACTTGGTTCTTAGATTGCTTGTGAAAGGTCCATCCGCCGTTTTGGCTTTTAGACTTGCCCCAATATTTCCCCGTATATCGCTCAATTACTTTTGTGCGAATGTTGCATGAACCTGTTGCCGGATCGCCGAGATTGTCGCGAATTAATCCGCTGTGCGTCTTTGGTCCGTCTTCAAGCTCGCTCAATATATAATCAATCACTGCTTGATCTTTATCAAGCTGCGCTTCCTTAGCTGCCTTTTCCTCGGCCGCCTTTGCTTCTTCCGCGCCGACTTGCTTTACACTTTGAAAGCGCCGGTGCCAGCTGCGCTTTTCGCCCGCGTCATATTGAAACGTCACTTTCATGCTATTCGGACCACGCAGCTTTGTATTTTCAAAAACAATCGTGCGATCCGATCCTTCTGTAATGACTGGCGCTTTGTCGATTGTATATGCACAATCAAAGTCGCTTTGAAAGTCTCCGACGCCCTCGGCAATACTTTTGCCGTCGGAGTCTTTATTCTTATTGGTATGCGCCAATGCAATCAATGTGCCACCGGCTTGAGTAAAAGTGCGCACCATGATGTTAAATATTCGTGCGTCGTTTTTATCCATTGTGCTGACAAACTTTTTGAGTGTATCAAGCACGATCACCATCTTGCCACATGCATCTTCTTTGATTGCAGCCTTGATAATTTTCGCCAGGTCTGCTGGATCAAATCCGTTTTGATTTGGAATCAAATGATGAATGCCCATGTGCCGGGTGATTTCCATCTTTTCAATGCCGCCGTTAAAACTATCATCCGCGTTAATATAGAAGATCTCTAAATGTTTTGTTTTCTCCACATCTCGATTGCATAGCATCCAAAGCGTCATCAATGTTTTACCCGTATTCGGGCCAGCATTGAGAATTGTGCAATCGCCAATCATTGCAATTTCTGGCAAGATAAAGACAGCATCTTGCGCACGCTTTTTCATTGCCTCAATATTTTCATCCGTCGATGCTACCAGCTTGCGTAAATTGCTTAAAAAATCACTGCCAGATGATTCCGCCGATTGCTCAATTTCTTTCTTAGCTTCTTCTGTCTGGGTAATTGGCGGCAGCCATGAATCAGCCTCTTTTTGAATAGCATTACTTACCATTTTATCAATGGTAGCCACTACGTCGGCAGGCAATGTTTGAATTGATTGCTCGCCGTAGCCTTCCGCAGATAAAGCCGTAGCAGCCGCCTTAAAGTCGCCGGCATGGCGAAACATAGCAAACAATGCAAAAGGTGAATAAGATTCATTAGCTTCAAGCGGCGCGGCCGATGATGTCCAGCAGTAGAATTTACGATCACCAACTACGCCAAATGTGCCACTAATGCCTCCAGTCTTGCCTGGCCGCGTCCAATGTTTGCCATTGCGTGTGGTCCATCCTTGCGAATGTAGCAATCCAGGAACGTCTGCTTTCTCATTGAATTGATCACCTGGCGATGTGCCATCACTTGCAACCTTAGTCGGTTTGACTGCCCAAAATGGCAATGCTTTTGATTTGGCCGCCTCGGTATTAATGACTTTTGACTTGGCATTATAATATGCCGCCGGATCATGAGATAGAAAGCACAATCGCGATACGTCGCTGCATGCCTTGTCAATGACTAATCCGTGTGAATCAGCGAACCAATCGCGCACGGTCGCAAATGCAGCCTTGTGAGTATCTGCGTCGTTTGCGTCAATCTTTAAGCCGACCTTTAGGCCGCCAGATGGAGATACAAAGGCAAAGTGCGTCTTGTCGCTTGCTTGTAGTTTCTCGCGAATGGTTGCCATTTGCTTTGCGTCGATCAGTTGCGGATTCTCATCCGTATCTAGATCGGCAATTAAGATGCCGGAGTGAGTAATCAAAGCAGACGCCGCCCGCTTGGAAAAGACGCCTGACGCTGTCACTGCTGGCAGCGCCGCCTTATATCGACTGCGCGTATCTTTGTCTGGTGCGCTGCGGATCTGATCGACAAGTTCCTTGCAGCAAATGCTGCGAATGTCGCTAATTAATTGCGACGCGCTTGTTGGTTTGCACGGCGTCGTGTCCTTTACGCTGTCGAATGTTGAGAATTTATTGCTCATAGTGTTTTCTTGTGGATTGATTTTTTCATGCGCCCGCATATAGGAATGACGACGCGCCTCATCAGCACACCAGCTCGCACAATCGAACGCTTGCCTCGCAGCGTGTAAGTTGTCGCACGTCGAACGTCGAAGACTTCGCCGAGCGTTCCCACGCGCTTGCCATACGGAATTGCGTGGTGTCGCGTCTCCGCGATCTGGCGCCCTTTGCAAAATATCTGCTCAAGGTAGCCATGAATAATGAATTGAGATTCGGCCATGTGTTGCTTCGTTTTTTGTGTATCGTATTTCATTTTTTATACCTTTCTGATATTATTTTTGGAACGGCATACTTCCAGGAAATAGAATGGTGCAGCCGCTTATTGCTCGTGTTCATCATTGTTACTTTTATGCAAGATGGCATCATCATGACGGATGTAAACGCCTTACAATAAGTCCCATATTTTAAATACATATCAGTTATGCCTCCAGCTTGGGATTGCGTTTCTTCTTGATCGAGCTGTGCACTTGTAAACGTAAAGAACAATGCGCCCCGACTCGCTAGCGTCGTGTATGTGTTAACATCTTCATTCATCCCGCCAATGAACTGATATGGCCGATCCGCCGAACAGAAAAACGAATTCATACACTTTCGCTTTAGCTTCGTATTGTCAAAGCCGCCAATATGATCTCCGCCCTGAGAAAAGGCGATTGAATGTGCTCCGCTACTCTCAAGAAAAGCGATGAACGCTGAAAACACTGAATTTATATTTTTAATCTTTGCTTCATATCCCAGCTTGTTCTCAAAGCGAAATTTAAACTGTGTATAGTCGTCATCGAGCTGAACAAAATATTTATATCCGAGCTTCTTCGCAGCTATAAAGCAAGCGTTTCGTGCGTGTGTAATTGTTCTGCGCTCGTCAAAGTTATTCCCCTCATCTATACTATCGGCCATTGCTTTTTTGTCGAAAATGAAGACATTTTCCTCTCCAAAGTTCTGCATATATTTCTCGGCGTGCTTGTCTTCGTTATCAACGATATACACAATAGGCCCAGTATAACCACAATTATGCAGCGCCTTGCGCGTAATAACGTTATCGGAGCGCCCGTGAGTGAGTATAAATACTGCAAATTTATTCTGCATCTGGGTATTCCTCTCTGTATTGGTCCTTTAAGTCTTGGCAAAGGCGAACAAATCCATCATCAATCGCCTTTTCAAAGTCGATAATAACGAGCGCACTGTCCTCCATTAGTGACTGCATTTTCGGTGATGCGTGCGCATAGTAGTCGGCCATTTTTTCATAATTGAATACGATATGCCGAGAAGCCGCCTCTCTGAGCATTTTCTTTTCATCCTCCGATACGGCTGATCGTTCGATTTTTGAAAGCAGTTCAATAGCTTTCGACTTATTGAAGCACTCAAATGCGTGCGGCTGGCGCTGCTTTGGTTCGTATATCGGCGATTCTACTTTGCTCGTATATCGGCTTTTATCTTCCGTGCTTCCCTCCTGTGGGAACATATTTATCTGTTTCATGCTCATAGTGTTTTATTATTTCTCGTTGTTGGTTGGTAATTGCTTCAACATTTCGTCGAATTGGCTCAAGACGCCCGCCTCGGCGTCGTCCGGGTTGTCAAACGCTGCGACGTAATCGGTGCGCTATTGTTTGATTCGCTTTACTTTGTATTCCGGCGCGAATGCGTCGCAGTTTAATGCGTCGGTGGCCTCTGATAAGCAAATGCGATCGTGGAAGGTTTTTGCGTTCATAGCTCAGTAAATACAATTTCCAGTCGTGGGTTTTCGCGGTCGATCTCAAAGCGCACGCCGTCAAAATTCCATTCGTAATCGTCTTGCTTAATGCAATCGGCCACGCCGTCGAGATACGCTTTGCACATAGCGGCGGCGTTGTCCTTGTCCCGGCGTCGCTTTGTCGGCCAGTAAAAGTCGAGCCGATAGGCTTTGATCTTAATCATCCCGACTTGCTGCCATGTTTGAAGCCTAGCAAGACGCCGCGCGGCCTTCTTATGCTTGGCCAACTTCGACCAATGCACGCGGCTGTTCGGCGAAAGCTTGCGATTAGGAATTGGCAATGTAATTGTCATAGTTTTACCACCTCCACTTTGTTTTTGTTATATTTGTAGCCTTTTTCAGCCAATGCGCAGTTGATGGAATAGATCGAATGATGGAGCTTTTTCGCAACATTGCTAATCCGGTTGCCTTCGTTGATTAGTTCAATTACTCTTTTCACGTCAACCATTCTTTTGCGTGCTGGCATCTCAATGTCAAATCGGCTACACCATTCAGCATAAGTTTGATATGGCACGCCTGCATGCTTGCAAGCCTGAGCGGCCAGCATGCCATTTTCGCGCAATTCATTGACCTCTGCGCACTTTTCGCGGATCTCTTTTTCTTTCTCCGGTGTTGTCAGTGTGTATTCTTTGCGCTTCTTTGGAAACTTAATAAGCCCCATATCGCGCAACTTGTCAAAGTTGCCTTTCTTGCAATCGTGTAAAAGCTTTTGACTTTTGACCAAGCGATCAAATTCTGCATTTGGCAAATGCTTTTCTAATAATTGATTTGCTGCTGATAATTCGTGCATAATAAAAAGGCCGCAGATTAGCCGCGCGGCGCCGGGTTAGGTTGTTCAGTAAACGGCCTTGATGATCGAAATGCCTTGGCCTAGTGACTCGATGGTTGCCGGATGTTCGCCCTCTTGGATAATTTTCTTTGCATCGCCTACGTAGGCATCGATAATAACCAACTTTGTTGTAAAGTCTGTAATGCGATTACCTTTCATTGTGGTAATTCCGCAATCGTCGAGAAGGTCGGAAAGTTCAACTAGCATGTCTGATATTTGTGATTTCGTTGGCATAATAATAATTCCTTAATAATGTTACTCGTCGGCGTCGTGCCTTCGATAGATCCAACAAAGACCTTTCCGCACACCTTGTCAATACAATCGAGAAAAAAGGCTAAATTATTTTTGAGTTCCCGTTTGGCGTCACAATATCCGTCGCGGCAATCTTTAGATATTTGCCTTCATAGCGAACAAGCAATGATTTGACCACGTCGGCAATCATCGCGCCAGTGCAATGTTCCAACATGTCGGCGCTTGATTCATACATCGGCAGCCGGCGATCAGCAAGCCATTTCCGTGCCTTGGTAATGCCATAGCCGCCATGGTCAAGCAATAGCCATTCTTTAATGACTGTCATGCCACACATGTATTCGACGCGCACGCTGTCTGGTTTGCCTGCCTTGCGATGCAAGCGCAACGACACGCCATTGACCGGCATCCATCGCGGCTTTGCCAGTAGCATACCAGCATGCGCCTTTGCTGCGTGCATTTGTCGCTCGCGCTCGTCTTCGGCCTCAAATATTTCACGCTGCACTGGTGGGATTTCCCACCCGCAGGATGGGCATTTTTTGACTGCACGCGAAAAGACGTTTTCACATTGGCCGCACTTGGCCAGCTTTACTTGCTCGCCTTCGTCAATGTCGATTGGTCCGTGTCGCATTATATTGTCGCCATAATCAAGCACCAGGCAGTCTTGCTTGTCTTTATGCAAGCGCAACCCTCGACCGATTGCCTGCACCCATAATCCCTTGGATTGAGTCGGCCGCAACATGACAACGCAATCCACGCGCTTCGCATTGAAGCCTTCAAAAAATACGTTTACTGAAAGCAAATATTGTATGCGCCCGGCTTTAAACTCTTCGACAAGTCGCTCGCGTTCCTTGATTGGCGTCTTGCCCGTTACTGTCTCCGCTTGGATTGCATACTTGCGCAGCTCGGTCCTAACATGTTTGCAATGCTCAATGTCTATACAGAAAACGATAATACTCTTGCGCGACTCGCTGCGCACTTTGGCTGTCATATCTTTGACGGCTTCAGAAACGACCTCGGCTTTATCGACGCGCAACGCCAAGTCTTTTAGATTAAATTCGCCTGCCGTCTTTTTGACGCCCTCAAGATCGAGCGCCGAATGTTCGCCTTCAATAGTCCGGATCTGTGACAAATAGCCGTCGCGGATCAAATCGCCAACATTTGCCTCATAGCATACATGATTCAATATATGATCACGGTGGCAAATTGCTCCAGTACCCATGCGGTATGGTGTTGCCGTCAATCCGACAACGCGCATATCTGGATTGCGTGCCGTCATTGCGTCAATGAATTTTCGATATTTGCCCTCGCCCCGGACCGGGATGCGGTGCGCCTCGTCAATTAGCAGCACATTTTGCGCAGGAAAGTCATCTGCTCGCTTTGCTACGCTATCAATTGACGCAAAAGTGATTTGCTTGCGTGTATCGCGCTGCCTAAGCGAAGCGGCATACACTCCAATAGAAAGACTAGCATTTAGCACTGCAAGCTCTTGTGCGTTTTGCTCGACTAGTTCCTTGCGATGCGCCAAGATCATGATGCGAAAGTTCGGGCAGACTAATATCCACTGCTGGACAAGCAACGCCATGACAAGCGACTTGCCTGCGCCAGTTGGCAACACGATAGCAGGATTGTCATCACGCTCGCGCAGCGCGGCATTGACGGCGTCAATGGCTTCTTTTTGATATGGTCGCGGCGTCAGCATTATTTCTTTGCGTTGTATCGTTTGACGTTGTCTTTGTGGCGAATGACAAGCATCGCAGTAAATAATAATATAGTAATATAGATCATAATAAAAAAGTGCCGGGATATAGCGCCCGGCGTCGCTTGTTAGTTGTTATTTACAAAACTGCAATCGTCACGCTTGGCTTGCGCGGCGTAGTCGTTACCATCTTTGATAGGCGGCTAAACTCCATCGGATCGCTTTCGCGCAGTGATTCATACGCCTTAGTATTCAACTCACGCTTAACGGTTTCTTTAATAACCGAGTCCGGCAATTCCGCGCCTTTGTCGATCTTATAGCCGAGCGACGTTTTAAGTGTCAGCTTTAGGCCGTTGTTAGTCTTGACGGTTTGGCTACCGGATTCGGCAAGTTCGTATTGCGCAATAATTGCTTCCTCGGCCTCGATACGCGCGGCTTTAGCTTTCGCCTCGGCTGCACGCGCATGGACAAGATTTGATGCTAAGTTTTCAATGCTCATGTCTATTAGTCCCACGGGTTAGCTTTTTTAATTGCAGGCGCTGCCGGAGCTGGTGCGGCCGCAGGCTTTTCGAACGGCGCTTCGTATCCATCAAGCGACTTGCAACGCTTGATTTGATTCCGTGTCGGATCTTTCTTATCTAATCCAACTGTCGCGACTAGATTGCACCCAATCAACTCGTCAGAGTCGGTCGCCGTTGCTTTGCCAACTGCCAAGCGCAACGCGTGAAACTCGCGCTGCCCGATTGACTGCGCCATTTCGTTTTCATGCATTAGTGTATACCATGAAAACAATTTGCGCCCCTTCTGTGACTTATCATGCACATTACCCAAGACGGAAAATGTGATGTTGCAGCCAGTGCCTTTTTTGTTCGCTGTCTCTTTGACAACGGCATCTTCGATTTCTAAGTAGTAATCGCCCTCCGGTAATGGAGAGTTGTCAAACTCTGGTTGCTCTTCGTATTCGTCGGCATTGAAGCCGCCCATTAGTGATGTTATATCTGCCATAATTATTTATTCCTTTTCTATTTGGTTGTTGTTGATTGCGCGGCCTCAGATGCCGCATTTGCAAAAGCTTCCCATGATAATGGTAGCTTGTAAGGTAATCGCCCGTAAACGCCACGGCCGCCGCCTGGATGGCCTGGCCGCTTCTGCGTGAACAGAAAGCGAGCGCCAGTCAGATCCTTGCCAGTCTTTTTCTCTTTGTTGAATCCTACTTCTTCCGTTTTCACGATGGTTTCGGAGTTAGCAAAAAGGATCGAATCCGCCCAACGTTGCAACGCCAGTTGGATACGCTCATGCAAGTCGAATTGATATTGGTCAAAGCTTGCCCCAAGTGGATCGTCGAATCGCTTTACTTTGACATGCCCGATTAGAATCACGCTAATGCCTTTCGATCGGAGACGGTCAAGTCCTTCCATCAAGTCGCGCATTTTATTTGCGGCGGCCGCGTAGCCTTTGCCAAATCCTTTTTGATAGTTTTCGATTGATTCGACATTGTCCTCTTTGCAGAGCTTCGCCCAAATGACCGGCTCAAGCGCGCTGACGGAATCAATGATGAACGTCTTGAACTCGTGCTCGTCTTTGATAAGCGTAGTCACGGCTTGCAATACGTCGTCAAACGTCTCAGCACGTGGAAACTTCGCCACGTCCAAGTCATCAACGCCTTCCTCACCCTTAATGGGTAAAAATATAGGATTGTCTGCCCCGGCTGCGAATGTTGACTTGCCGATCTTTTCGACGCCAAGCAACACGATACGCGGAGCTTTATGCTGAACGCCCTTTTTGATTGATGATAGGTCAAAGCTCATTTGATTGCCTCCTTAATTTCGTTGATTGTTTGGTCGATTGCGTCGATTGCGTCTTCCGTCGTTGTTAGGTCTGGATCATCCGAGCGTGGCAAAGTGATCCAGCGGCTGATCGCTGGATCGTAGCCTGTTCTCCATCCTTCAATGTAAGCGCGAATGTCGATCGTATTACAATGCGGCGCAAACTCAACAAACACGTCAGCCTTCTCGGTCGGCGTAGTAAGCGCGAACGCCATTAGCTCGTTGATTTTCTCGCGGAGTAATTCGGCGATTTTTCCTGTTCGTTTAAAGCTCATAAGTAGCGCCCTCCCTTTGCATCTTCGTTGATCATCACTTCAGCATCTTCGCCGCGTGTCGATGTAATGCGTATGCTATACGCACGCACATTGTAATCGGCTTCCAAGCAATCGAGAATTTTCTCAATTTCTGATTCAGCCTGTCTAATTGCTTCCTTTATTGTCATATCTTTTTTAATGTTATGGTTATTTATCTTTTACAAAGCACCCATCAATCATTTGACCGGTGCGATGTGAAATTACTTTGTATGCACTTTCAAGGCATTCTTCAAACGATATGCCCTCAAGCTGTGCAAGTAGAATGAGAACGACGCCGCAATCCCCGATTGCGTCAATTGTTTCTGCATGGTCTTGCTTGATTAAGCTCTGTAGCAATTCGCCGCACTCTTCGTGCAGCTTTAAGTATTGAGTCAAGCTAGTTGCTTTGGCGTTCGGGCCGGTGATGTTTTTGTCTTCGCCCCATTGGCGAATCAATGTGATTAATTGATTGGTGTTCATTAGTTTTTGTCTTCTCTGATTTCGGCTTTATTGCCGTAAACTATTACGCAGCAGTGCGGCCTAAACTCTGCCGCCGTCCATCCGTCGCCGTCTTGCGTCGCGTCCGGGTTGCTCATCGGCACATTGTAACGATTCTCAAATTCATCTAGCACATCTTTAACCGGTCCACGCCAGATGCTTTCTACGTTATCAAGCGCAGTTGAATATCGCGCTTCAAGATTGTGCAACGTCTCGGCCTTTTTCAAGTTTGGCAGCGTTACCAAGTTGCGCGGCAGAGTCATCAAATCGTGGCTACTATATTGCCCGGCATCGCGATCATTGCCGTGGTGCCAGACTGTTTCGTCGTCGCTTGTAAACTCGATGACTGCGCTGCCGTCTTTGTTTTCCAAGCTGTCAGTCGGCTCGGCAAATCCGACAAGCGCCGGAATGAATAAATGATTGTCGCAAACTGCTTTCGCTTCGTTGCCAGTCTTGTCACAAGTCCACTTGCCATCTTGTGACGCCGTCGAATAAACACAATTGCGACAATGCAACTTAGGCACTGGCACGGCGATGTCTTCGCTTGTGCCATGGCAAAGCTCTTTCGCGTCGCAGAATTTGCACGCCCATGAGTCCGGTCGGTCGCTGATACGCTCTGGCGGCGTTGACGCTTTGATAATGCTTTGCGCTTTGTCGATATAAGACTGCGCACGCTTGCTGTCGTAGCGCAGGCGCTCCGTGTAAAGTGCGTCCGTGTCTTTATTGACAACCATATACAAAGCGCGCTTAAGGCCCGTCAAGTGCATATAAACTTGCATCTGCGCGAAATGCTCTGGCTTGGATTTCTCGACGCCTTCGGCCTCAACTTTTTTAAAGAGCTTCGCGCTGCTGGTCTTCATTTCAAGCAAGTGCCAGGTTTTCGGTGCTTCCGGCACGCCAAGCGCAGCGCCGTCAGTGTGGCCTTTAAAATGGCCGTCGCATGCGATCACTTCAAACTGCTTGCCGTCGGCGTCAAATTCGTGAACTTCGCATCCGATGCCGCGCAGCTCTTCAACGAATGTTTCTTCTTCGCGATGGCCGCGATTGAATAGGCGATAAAGTCTGCCGTCAAAATTCGGCTTGCTGCACTTTCGGAATGAATACCAAAGCTCGCGGCTGCACTCTTTGCCGATGCTTGATGCTCCTAAATATCCGCGTGGCGTTTCTGACTCGCCCCGGGTTTTCCAGTAGGATTCAATTGCTTCAACTGTAGCCGATTTGGTCGGCAAGACCTTTGATAAGTCTGTCATAATGAATTGATAAGTTACACCCAAAAAGCCCGACGATTTCTCGGCAGGCTTTGGTTTCGGTGGTTGGCGTTATAGCGCAAAGTAGCAACGCAAATTGATTTGTCAATACATCAAAGCACTTTATTTGCAGAAAACTTTGGCCCGAACGATCGCGTTATTTAACTTGAGAAGATCCAAAGTAGAACCCGACGATGGCAAGCATTGCCTGGCGAACTTCCGGAAGCAGCACGAAGCCTTGCAAGGATTCCCAGCTACTAGCACCAAATCCAATAAGTTTAAAGATGCCTCCCAGTCCTTCTTTTTCGACTGTGACCGGAGTTCCTAGTAGAGAAAGGATGAATGGTGCTACTATTACAGCAAACAGTATGAAGAAAACGAACACACGT